CGCTGGACGGTCAAGCGTGACTTGTACGACTGGTGGCTGCACCGGATCGGGGACGAGATCCGGGTGGGCCATCGGTTTTATGGCATTATGACGCTGGCCATCTATGCGAAGAAATGTGGGATAGACGAGGACGAACTGCGCCAGGATGCTTTCTCCCTGCTAAAACCCTATGACGATATGAGCGTGGAGGACATCAATCGCTTTACGAAGGATGATGTGGTGTGCGCCCTGGAGATGTTTAATGAGGACTATGTGACATTTCCCAGGGACGATATAGCAAAGCTCTCTGGCCTATCTATGCCTGTCAATAAGCGGAACTGGAGAAAGCAGTCAGACCATTTGGAGATAGCAAGGGCGATTCGAGATATTGGGGTTCGGCAAAAAGGAAAAAAAGACTGGAGAGAAGGGAATGGACGCCCTGTTGGTAGTGGGATAGCCAAGGAACGAGTGTCTGAATGGCGGGAGCAACACCCGGAGGGCCGCAAGGCTGACTGCCACCGGGACACGGGCCTTGACCCTAAGACGATCCGCAAGTGGTGGAATAGCCAGAGTGCCGATTGACAAATAATATATATCGTGATATATATTATTTAGGAGGTGACTGTTATGGAGATGGCAAAGGTTTTTGAAAACGGACGGAGCCAAGCGGTGCGTCTGCCAAAGAAATTTCGCTTCAAGGTAGATGAGGTTATTGTGCAGCAGCTCGGGGATGCGGTTCTCCTGGTTCCCAAAGAGTCCTTATGGCAGACATTTATGGACGGCTTGAACGGCTTCACCAGCGATATTTTTGAGGGTGGACGAGATCAGGGTGTCCAGGAGGAGCGAGAGAGCCTATGACCTATATGTTGGACACAAATATCTGTATCTATGCTATGAAGAAAAAGCCGGAAAAGGTGCTGCATAGGTTCCGGGAGGAGTTGGACGGAGGACTTTGTATTTCCTCTATTACGCTGGCTGAGTTGGAGTACGGAATGAAACATAGCTCTGACCCGGTAAAAAATGAGCAGGCCCTTTTGAGGTTTCTGGCTCCGTTGAGCATTTTGCCTTTTGGGGCGGGAGCAGCATCGGAGTATGGGGAGATTCGGGCCTATTTGCAGAGCCAGGGAACACCAATTGGCCCTTTGGATATGCTGATTGCTGCCCATACACGAGCAGAGGGAATGATCCTGGTAACGAATAATGTACGGGAGTTTGAGCGTGTACCGGATCTGGAAATCGAAAACTGGGCGGAGTAAAGGGTGGTGTAGATAGTGCAGAGAAAGGTTTTGCAAATTGGCTACGAGCCAGAGCGTGATCGACTGACCTGGGATGGTTGGGACATTCACTGTGGCCAGGGCCTGGATGTGCTGCTCCCGGATCGGCTCGGTGGCGGTACATGGCAGGCCGTCTCCTTTGAGTACAATGACAAGGGATGGTATATGCCTGGGCATCCCGGTGTGTCGCCGGTGGGCCTGTGGGCTCGAGAGAGCGTGGAGGGCTGATATGAATTGCCACTATACTGATGAGCAGCTGAAGGAAGATGTGGAGCAAAAGACAGATACAAAATATCAATTTTCCCGTCAGGTTTAGGTCGTTTTTTATCAAACTCTGCGTGGGTAAAAATACGGGTGGGGACATTGGGTATTCCATAATTAACAGAAAGATATGCCGCTAACGCACAAAAAGCCTCGAATTGTTTTGCTGTAATAGGGTATTTTGTTTTTTTATTTCGCATATCAAAGCCTGCCATTGCACACATTGCAATACCTATACAGCCTGTATTTCCACCGCCACAATGTTTTGCGTATATTCCATCTTGGCAGTTATCATTATCTTCAATTTTATATTTACCTTTAAATATCCTTCCTGTTCCATCAACCAAATAATGGTATGCAACTATATCTTCGTTACAAGGATTGTAAGTTCCGGCTGTCCAGTGTCCGCAAAGTTTTCTATTTACCATAGATTAATCAGTCCTTTCTTGTTTTGTTACTCTATGATTTATAATCAACAACAGTTGTCCGGGCTTCCTGTCTTTTTTGGAGAAGCTCAAGATATTCCTCCTCTGTTAATGATGTTTCTATACCAAGAGCCAATTGATCCTGATGTCTTAAAACTAGCCAATCTGTTTCATTCAGATATTTTCTTGACTCTTTATTAAGTTCTTGTTGTTTTTCGAGTTCATAATCTCGTTTTATAAATTTACCATTAATAAAGGTCAGAGACTCTTTGTCTACAAGTTTTCCTTCAAAAACTGTCATGTTCTCTTTGGGAATAATCCCGTCATATTCAATGACTTCTACGTTATCTTTTCCAATGTTGGGTTTATAGTCTAATACGCCCCTAAATTCATTGTTTTCGACTAAAACATAATACATAATTATTTCCTCCAAACTGCCAGCCAATTAACATTAGGGTTTGCTCTTTGTTCCGAGTTATAACAGGTCACTGTTATTTTTGAATCATCCTTTGACCAAGTACAATATAGGGAGTCATTATAATCAACTGTTCCTGCAAAATGTATTGTATTAGGACTTGGGATAAATGCATGCAAGTTAGACATTGTATATCCTTGTGGTGGATATACATATGTAGTTTGTCCTGTTTGTATGCCACAATTAACAAAATATTGAGGGTCTTTAGGATGCGTATGAGTCAATAATGTATTATTGAATTTTGCGACATCTAATACACTCTCATTAATAACTGAATTATATACCTGTATAAAAAGTCCGACTTTAATGTGTTTTACTAAGTTTTCATTACCTTTTCTTGCACCGTTAACACCTGAAGTTTGGTATTCTGCATCGTATGTAAAACATGCTGTTCTATCGTCACCACGAGGACGGTTTTTGTTATCTGTTCTATATGTATGAGTATGCTCAAGAATTTGGTCATTATGTGCTGTACCAATTTGAGATAATTGTTCAATAGAAGCAATAAATCTTGTTACTTTCGGAAGCCTTATACTACCTGCCTCTTCATCAATTACAAATGCACCTGTTTCTAAATATGTGCTGACCTCTGTATCATACACATCTTGTGTAACAGCTCTAATACGAGGTGGAAGTGTATTCATTATTTTTTCAATTTGGCAATTAGAAAGAGTTGCCTCAAAAACATCTTCATTAGAATTTGCGCCGGTAATTTTAAAAGAAGCACTCTTGAATGTATAATCAATTGTTATTTTTTCAGAAATAACTCTGTTTGCATTTAATTCTTGAGGAATATCTGAAGTTGTCCAAACCGATACTTCTTCACCAGTTTCTTTAGTAAGTGTTATTTCAACTGACGTAGGTGGTGCAATTTTGTCAGGTCTTTTCGACCCAGTCGTAGAAAAAGAAAAAACATAGGTTCCAGCTGTTTGAGCTGTATTGAATGTTATTTTCGCACCAACAGGAAATTCTTTTATATCAGGATAATATGCATAAGAGTTTGGTTCTGCTATTGCGAGATAGCTGGGATCAGCACCTTCAATTTCCTGTAAATCAGAAACTTCATACTGAGAGTTCAAGGCTGCCGACATTGGCGTTAATAATTGAACCAAAACATCTTGCTCTTTTGAAAGAGCAAGAGCCTTTTGCCAAAATGCAGGGATTAACTCCCTACAATTTGGAATAATTTCCCCAGTCCACAAAGGATATGCCCCGGCTGGAGTTTCTGTTGAGAAAGAATAAAATATTTCAAAGGGTTGTTTGCCGTTTGAAGAAGTAACAGATTGACCTGTTACCTGAACAATTCCTGTGCCGGTTCCAAGATATAACTCCTTTGTATCTTCACACCAAAGAGGCATTCCTGATGGTGCAGACGGAGGTAAATCATTTTTGAAACCTCGGCGGAATCTGATTTGTGTTGTCATTAAAACTCGCCTCCATCAATATCTCCTGAAAATTGTGAAGTAAAGACAAATGCATTTTCTTCAGGATTAACAACAAGTATCATTCCTGCTTGACCTTCAAGAGAATGTGGCACATCTTCAAGTTCAACAAGCTTTTTAACAAATGAAGGTTTATTTTGAACATTTTCCCAATCGACTAATGTATCTAGCTCATTGAATTCTGATATTTTTATCCATTTTGAGCCATTATAAACATATTCGGCTCCTCCACCTGATTCAACTGTTTCATCACCGCTTGCATCAATTACCAAAGCGTGCATACCTTGAAATGGAGAAAGTTCATCTCTTGCTGCTATATCATTTACAACAGCGGCTTCTTTAAATGTAGTAGGAATTTGTGCGTTGGGGATTTTACCTGTACCATCCAGTGAGGCAATACCGTTTGCCTGCCCTTTTTGTGCAGTAATTCTTGCATCTACAGATGTGTCAAAATCTGTAATTTCTATTGCGGTATGTGTATGTCCTATGTCGGATTTCCCTGAAAGGTATGTTTTTAGTTGCTCAGCATTTTCAAACACTGTCAGAGCTTTCCCTGTGCCATTTCCTATATAAAACTTTTTTGTATCCTTTGTGTATAGAAGTTCGCCATCCAAAGCCTCTGTTGGCAAATTTGCTTCCAGACCACGTTTAATTTGAATTTTTCCCATAATATTTTACTCCTCGCTTTCAAACTCTCCGGCATCAATACTTTCTGCATTATCTACAATGCCGTTATTGTTTTTATCATATATAGTTGTACTCATGATTAACTCTGGAATGGCTGGAGGTTGCGGAATTTCAACATTTCCTCCATCCCTAAATGTTCCTCCATCTACAAACTCGCATGAGTCGACTACACCATTTCCATTTGTGTCGTAAAGCCAAATTGGCATTAAATCCGGGTGTTTATGATTTTTGATTTGCTCAATAACAAATTGTGTCGATGCATACTGAACACTCGGATCAATCTTTATCTCGATAACTTCGGGGTTTATTGCTTTTAAAAGAACTTTGATCCATAGTTCCTTCACACTACCTTGAGCTTCTATCGGTTTATATGTTTCAGGTTGTTTTGCTATAAGTAAAAGCTGATTATTTGCATCAAAAAGCCCGACTTCTCTTATATAGAAACCGCCAACATTATTCGGAATTAAAGCTCTTGCTGATAAATTTGTCACTTCTAATATTTCAGCACGATATTTTTCATTTTTCAGTTGTGTTTGTGATATTTTAGGTTCATAGTATTTGCCGTTTGAATCACCAACGGCAATATATTTCAGGTCTAATTTTGTCCCATTGGTAAGAGCTTTTTCTATTTCAACAAAACCAATATCTGTTATTAGTGAGTAGAATTCTGTTGTCATACCGTAATCTCCTCACTTGTTGATATATAGCTCATAATTGGCATTAATGCTTCTTGTTTAAGATGAACAATTATTCGTTCCAACCAAGAGCGTACATTTTTGTTTTCATTAATCAGGTCTATAATCTGCAATTCCAAATCAGAGTCGTAACTTGCTTCCATATCTAAAAGAACTTTGAAGAAAAATGGAGAGCCGTTATATTGAAACCATTCTGAAACATCTGATTTAATATTTATCAAAGAAAGAGCTTTAATGATTGCATACTTTGTACCTCTATATTTATGGAGATTTATCGCATTTTTTATGAGGTCACGTTTTTCTTGTTCTGTTTTACAGAATTTCCAACCCTCATTGCCTGTAATATGGTATTGTTCTGCAAGATGCGGCAATACATCGGATGGTAAATTATCAACATCATTTATATCTAAAACTTTTAAATCTAAAGC